TGTCGCATCCAAGCTAATCGGTCAGGCGAAGGCCAATGGTGAAGAAACGACCGCTATCAAGGCCAAAGTGATAGCGGTGAATGATGAGTTGAAGCAACTAGAAGCCAGGCTGCCACAAGTGCTGGGAGATATGGAGGCCTTCCTCGCCAATATCCCCAACCGGCCGCACCCCAACGTGCCCGAAGGGAAGTCGGAAGCAGATAACGTCGAGATGTATAAGATCGGCGAGCCGAAGAAATTCGATTTCGAGGTGCAGGACCATGTCAGCATCGGCGAGGACTTGGGCGGTATGGAGAAGATTTCCAAGTGAGCCTCATCCATCTGCTCGCCACCACCGGCCACAGACTGACGTGGCCTCTAAAGATCGTAATGTGTTTATTGATATTATCAAACACCTCCTTAGCAGATAAGCTCGTAATACCACCAGAGTATGTGATAAAATATTCAGCGAAAATGGCTTATAAAGATTTTCCAAAACAAGCAGATATTTTGGCAATAATCAGAGTAGAGTCAGCATTCAATCCGAAGGCATTCAATCCAGAGAAGAGCAAGATAAATCCTAACAGGAAAATACCCCCCTCTATTGGACTTATGCAGGTGCAGAATGGCACGTTCAATCCGAAGCATAACATGAAGCAAGGAACTTCTCTACTTAGAGAGTATTACGTAAAGTATTGCAATCGTAGCATTGAGTGCGCCGTAAAAAGTTATAACATCGGTCCACGAAATTTTAAACACGGGAAATTAAAAAAATCTGGAGCAATCTATTTCAATAAATACCAATATCATCGAGCGAGATACGACAAATTTGTTGAAAAGTTGACAACCCACGTTAATTAATCTATGATGGATTTTTAGAACTCAATTGGAGTAATGTATGAATGTTGTTGTAATTAAGACATTAGGCGGTGAAGAGATTCTGGCAGAACTCGAATCAATATCATCAGAAGGTGATTATACCGTTACTAGACCTAGGATACTAATGGTTTCTGGCCAAAACATTGGATTAGTGCCTTATCTCATTAGTGTACCTGATGCTAATAACATCAGAATAAAAGCACATTCTATTGTAACAGCGGTGGATGCTCCGCATGAAATCGCGAATCAATATATCAAAACTGTAACAACTTTGATACTGGGGTAAACGTAAGCATGAGTACTTTTATTGTTTACTTTGACATCCTCGCGAGGTTGTCAAAGGGGTAAATTGTTGTTTTTATTAGACATTTGACAATTAATTAAAAATCTATATAATTGATTATGTCGATTTAAATGTTTTGGTGAATCAATTTGTTTCATAATGAATTGGATGAAATTTCGCCAAATCATTGATTGATAAATAAATTTGACAATTAAATCGAAACTTGATATGATTGTTAGGTGGTTGTGAAACAGGCAACACTGAAAGGTGTAAATCTTTCACCATTTGACAATTAAATCGAAACTTGATATGATTGTTAGGTGGAATTCAATGACACATAATATCGTGTTAGCAAACAGGAATGGAACGTGGCTGCGAGGACCTGTTTAAAAACCTCTACGGGCGGATTCGGGGATGAATGGGAAACTGAAAAATCCGAATATTGGACATTCAATAGATGTTCAATCAAAAAAATTATGCATATTAATATATTAATATGTTAAGACCGTTGTTGGATACGGAGAGATTGATACAAAGTATATGGGTTCGATTCCCTTTATGAAACTGTTAACGCAGATGGCATATACAGGTGTTCCAGAATTAAAAGGTTGGTAATCGACGTGGTGAGCAAAGCCAACATTATTTGATTGAACTTTATTGAGTGTGCTTTATTAAGATTTTCAATGAAAAGGTTGCAGATGTAAACATCATTGGTCAAGAAATCTTAATTAAGCACATTTTACAATACTCCTGTAACGCGAAGGGAACGGTTTGATTCCGTTACGGACCGTTACGGTCCACCAAAATGCACAGCATCGCTTTATGCTGTGGTAGGAAGCCTCTGTATCCGTCGGAAACATGCATCTCAAACTACAACGAGAGTCCTCGCAAAAGGACATAGCTTTAAATAATGCCCTGATGGCGGAATTGGTAGACGCATCAGATTTAAGTCCTGACGCTTAGGCATGTCGGTTCGAGTCCGACTCGGGGTACCAACTTTGAGTTGCATATATAGGGCCTGTAGTTTAATGATAAAACACCGAACTCATAATTCGAGAGACTACCAGTTTGACCCTGGTCGGGCCCACCAATTTGGCTGAAACATATTATAAATGTCACTATGGACTAATGCCGCCGATACAACAAATGTAACAATTACAACAACGGGTTCTAAATTTACAAAAACTGCACATTAAGGAAAATAATATTATATATGATTTACCGCCAGTATCACAACCGCCTTCTAAGCGGTAGCCGTGTAATTGGACCAATGGGAGTTCGAGTCTCTCCTGGCGGACCAAATTTGCCGACATCTACTGGTTCGAGTCCTGTCTCCGAGACCATAGAAGTTGTCTAATCGCAATATGTTTTAAGATATACCCGAGCTGAACCAAATAATGAATTGGGAGTATAGCTCAGCTGGAAGAGCATTCGACTTTTAATCGACAGGGTGCGAGTTCGAACCTCGCTGCTCCTACCAATGCAATGCATGACTACACTAAGTCAGAGCATAAATTTGGGATGTTAGTGATAACGAGAGTCCTGCAAGAGGACATAGCTTTAAATAATGCCCTTATCGTATAATGATATTACGGTTGACCTGTAATCAACTCATGGAGGTTTGATTCCTTCTGGGGGCACCAGAACAAATGTAATAAATATGCTCCCCAGCATTAGTGTGCAGCGGATTTTTATAAAGTCTGGAGACTGGTCAGATAGGCTGGAACGGCACGGAGCGTAACCGTGGGGGAGTACCAAACAACTTAACGCATGTGATAAATACCCGAGTGGCGTAATGGCAGCCGCGCTGTGCTTAGAACGCAGTGTCCGTAAGGGCGTGTCGGTTCAAATCCGACCTCGGGTACCAAAATAATTGGAGATGTCATATACTGGCTATTATGCTCGGCTGTCTACCGGGACAAGACGGATCGTAACCGTTCATCTCCGCCATACAATGGAAGATGTGGTGCAAGGTGCAACCGGAGTTTGCTAAATTCCCGGCCAGAAAGGGCCCGACAGGTTCGATTCCTGTATCTTCCTGTGCCTCGTCTGATGGACAGTGTCTAGTCTTCGAAACTGGAACAGAGCGGTTCGATACCGTTACGGGGCACCAAATAATCGTCGTGTGGCAGAAAAGTGATGCACTGCTTTCATAATGCAGTTTCAAGCTGGCGCAATACCAGCCATGACGACCGATTATTACAATTGGGCATTAGTCATCTTCTGCCAAATTCAATAATAATGGTGAGTATAGCTTAATCAGTAAAGCCTCTGGCTGTGAATCAGGGAGTCCTGCGAATGCAAGTCTCGTTGCTCCCCCACAAGTTTTAGCTTTGCAAAAAATAACTCTCTGAGGTGTTAATAGATGCATGCGTGGTTTGGGACCACGAGGAGTAGGCGCGATACCTACCAGAGAGACCAAAATACAGTGTGTAAGTCATTGGCAGACATCCCGGCTTGGAACTGGGGAGCAGTAGGTTCGATTCCTACCACACTGACACAAGTGAAGATGATTTTGTGTCATCTTTACACAATGCGGGAGTCGTATAATGGCATTATTACAGCCTTCCAAGCTGAAGACAGGGGTTCGATTCCCCTTTCCCGCTCCCTTGAGTCACAGTCAAGACTCGAACTTGTATATAGTAATATGAAAACATATTATACAATCTACAAGATAACAAATCAAATTGATGGCAAATTCTATATTGGAAGCCATAAGACCAGAAATTTGAATGACTCATATATGGGTTCTGGTAAGTATCTTAGATATGCCATTGAAAAATATGGGTTGGAGAATTTTGAAAAAGAGATTCTTTATATATTTGATACATCCGAAGATATGTATACAAAAGAGGAGGAAATAGTAAATGAAGAATTCTTATCTGAAGAAAACACTTATAATTTGAAACTTGGTGGATTAGGCGGGTGGGACCATATAAATTCGAATGTTGAGCTTCGAATAGAAAAGAACAAGACAGCAATGGAAAATGCAAATAAAAATGGCTGCTCAATATTAGGAAATATGCGGCATTATATAAAACAAGAAAATTATAAAAATAATCCAAATAAATGTTTACATTGTGGTAAAGAGTTAGAATACTCAAAAAGAAATAACAAATTTTGTGGTCATGTTTGTTCAGCAACACACGTAAATAAAACACGAACATTAAAAAAGAATTTGCAAGGTCCCGTATCCACACATTCATAGGTGGCTAATACCGTCTTGTATAGTAACAACTGCGACTTCTATCAGTAGACTTCTGGCTCATAACCACGAATGGGAGTAGGTGCAATTCCTGCGGTCGCAACCAATTAAATATAGTTTATGGGGGCAGTAATGGGTTACGGCAATCATTTGCGATGATTGTGCTGGTAGGGTTCGATTCCCTCGGCCTCCAATCCTAATGTGTACGGAGGTAAAATGAAATCATTTAAAGTATTTTAAAAGTAAAGAACATGGTTAAAAATCATAACTTGGCAAAATCAATTCACGATGCTTCATGGTCGGAATTGGTGCGTCAGCTTGAGTATAAGTCCAATTGGTACGGTAAAACATTTACCAAAATTGATACTTTTTTCCCATCTTCTAAAACTTGCAACTGCTGTGGTCATAAGGTAGAGTCTTTGCCGCTCGACATTAGGGAATGGATTTGTCCATCTTGTAGTGCTGAGCATGATAGAGATGTAAATGCAGCAAACAACATTCTGGATGAGGGCCTTCGTGACCTTTATTCCTTAACATCGGCCGAATTAGTCGATTACAAACGCAGAGAAGCAGTTAGTCCCGATTATAGTGTTCTGCACCAAAATTTGGCATCTTTGATGAAGCGTTTAGCAAAAGTAAACTTTACAGAAGTTTACGGTTATGCATAATTATGATAGTTGTGGGCAAATACTATGGAAGAGCAAACCGACTGGCGACGGTACCTGTCTTGAAAACAGTTGAGGTAATGACCTTACCCTTGGGGGTTCGACTCCGCCCTCTTCCGCCAACAGATTCGTAAAATGATAATCTGATTTATGACCCTAAAGCATTAAAGTGATGTACCGGTCTCCAAACCCGGCGAATGCGGAGCATTACCGTATAGGGTTGCCAATAATGCCCGGGTAGATGAAAGGTTCAATCGGTCTCCCTACAAGTGACAGCATGTCAGTTCGAGTCTGACACCGGGCACCAATTCAGTACTTATGATAAGGAAAGACATATGAAAACGCATGTTCTTTTTGTGATGGAATCAACATTAGCAGCAAAAGAAAAATTCGAAGAATTGATGAATTTTACATTGATGATGCAATTAAATAATCTACCCGATTCAAAATTCTAGAAACATCTGACTTTGAATACACAATTAAATCTATGTCCGACTCGAACGAATCTTGTTATGGGATAGAGTTCAATACGTGCATAATTATCTGATGTTTGTAAAAGTAAAATTGATATGGAAAAATTAATGTTGATTAAATCAAGAATCAGACATCCTCACTGATGGACAGACATTTCTTTCCTAAAGAAATAGGATAGGTTCGATGCCTATTGGGGATTCCAAAATTCACAATCGAAAGATTGTAAAGCAGGAGAGTATTAAAGGCTTGGAAGACGGGAGGGGCAGTACCTCCCCAGGTCCACCACTAATGGTGTTAAACAGTAAACGGATAGATAGAACTTGACGAAGGGACTATCCAATATGATGGGTGCATCAAACTGAACTACCAAATTAATATCATTAGTAATGGGCCTGATATAGATTCGATTTTGAGGAAATAGACTTTCTTGGGATAGTCAGACGACTGACTAAAATAGCGTAAATAAAGTAAACGCAGCTAATGATAGCTTATATGCACTAGCGGCTTGATTGTCGTGTAGTGCCGAGTTTGGTGCTTTTCTTGGGAACAGAAAAAGCACACTTAATTGTTACATTAAATGGAAGAATTCATGTCTACAAAAAAGCAAAAATCGTGTCCATTTTGCGGAAGACCTTCAGATGTTTTAGATAATGAAACATTATACCCTAACGGGCTTTATTGGAGGATAGAGGATGGCATTAAACATTACATTTCATTTGAGGATAGAAAAAGTGAGGATAATAAGTGCTGGACTTACAACTGCCCTGTAGTGGCAGGCGGGTGCGGCGCGGAAATTTATGGCGACTCGCGTGACGAATGCATAGAAAAATGGAATACTCGAGTTTAATTATTCTTTTTAGCAAAAATTTGACAATTATTCTACCGTTGTTAAAATGGCAATCATCATTGATTATTAAAGGAAAGGAATGAAATGCAAAAAAATATCGGGATGTTTTTGGGGGGCATTGCAATGGTTGCGATTATCTCTGTGGTTCTTGCTCTGCCTGTGATGTGGGTGTGGAATGCGGCATTTGTTGGTACGATTGACGGTGTACATGAAATTGGATTTTGGAATGCTCTTGGTATCCTATTTCTTTGTTCAATGTTGTTCAAAAATAATACGTCTAACAAATAAGGAATAACAATGTCGACAAATCAGAAATTTTATTGGGGATTTGCCCAATTCATCAGAGTTTGCTTATTGCCTATTGTCATTCCTGTAAGAATTTACGAAATGATTAAAGGAGCAAAAAATGAAACATCAGTATCTGGTCTGTGACAAAGGAGGTCAACCACAATATTGGGCTTCTATGGAAGCTTCTATTCTGTTAAAAGTTAAAGACTCCTTGAGTTATGAATTTGGGGATTCAAATAGATATAGAGGAGGCATTTCTCGTATTACTGGAGAACGGTCTGCGGTGGATATAGCTCCGATATTATTCTTGAAAGATTCCATCAAATACGAAACAAGAATTCCACCTCTTACTAATACTAATTTATTCAGCAGAGATTTAAACATTTGTGCATATTGTGGTAGACATTATCCTTCACACAAATTATCGTGCGACCATATTCATCCGACCTCAAAGGGAGGTAAAAATGTGTGGACAAATGTAGTTTCAGCATGTAAAGCATGTAATCATGAAAAAGCAGATTATTTACTACACGAGATTGACATGGAATTGATTTACATTCCGTACACACCAAATCATGCTGAAAGATTGTTGATGCAAAACAGACGAGTATTAGCTGACCAAATGGATTATCTGCGAGGGTTCTTGCCGAAACATTCAAGAATTTTAGCGGCTCCTCATTTTTTAGGTATGATACAGTAAAACCCCACTTCGGTGGGGTTTTTAATGTCTATAATAAGTATAAGTATTTGATTTATCTAGGTATTTGACATTTAATTTAGTCGTGGTATAATGTATTCCTCAATTAAATAACACGGAGAAATAAAATGAAAAAAATTATCGAAGGTCTTTTGAAAATCATTGCAATGGTTGCGATTATCTCTGTGGTTCTTGCTCTGCCTGTGATGTGGGTGTGGAATGCGGCATTTGTTGGTACGATTGACGGTGTACATGAAATTGGATTTTGGAATGCTCTTGGTATCCTATTTCTTTGTTCAATGTTGTTCAAAAATACTAAGGTGGGTTAACAAATTTTAGGTATGATACAGTAAAACCCCACTTCGGTGGGGTTTTTAATGTCTATAATAAGTATAAGTATTTGATTTATCTAGGTATTTGACATTTTAATTGATGAGTGATATGATATATATCAGTTAAACAACATGGTGAAAATTGCAATGACACAATCTGAATTGATTCGCAAGTTATATACATTTACCCCAGCTACTCCGTATGGTGAGTTGCTCAAAAAAGAATTTAATGTTGAAGTGCCCGCTTCTGCGGCTGCATATCAACTCGAATATTTGTATAAGTACTGTCTTCAATTGAGCATCGATGAATCTATCGATACGAATGATATTGTTGCTCTGGCAGCAGATAAAGTATATGAACATGTGGGAAAATATCCGTGGTGTAAAACCAAATATGATACTGTGTTGACTCATATCGAAAAGATGGCAAAAGCTGACTTTAAAGATATGAGAAAAGACAATATCGTTGTGTTTTCAGAAAAATATCAGAAGTATATGTTTTATAAAGATAATGTCGTTGCTTGCCGCTCAAACACAGTAGAAGGTCTGAAAAAAGTCGTTGCTCGTAAATTCGGCTCGGAGTTTGAACTCAATATGAATATGCTAAGTATTTGATTCATTTAGGTGTTTGACATTTAATTGAGTCGTGATATAATGTATACATCAATTAAACAATACGGAGAAGAAAATGTTTACGAACGATATTAAGAAGGGTATGAGGGTTATACTCGCGAATGGATGGTATGGTACTATGATGGATAACATGAAGGGCAACATTCGAATGGTTAATGTAGAAGGATTCTGTACGGAGATTGGCTCGGTTTATGCATGGGACATTTCACAGGTCATCAATCCTGATGGCACCAGTGTTAAAGTTACTCTGACCGAGAAACAATTGAAAACAAAAAAAATGGCTGATGCTTTCACTGCATGAGTATTTTGAATAGAATTTTACTATGATGCCAATCAATAAATGACTAAATTACAAGACAGCAAGAATTCTCAACTTACTGCTAGAAAAGCGAAAGATTCTACAACATCTTCCTTATTGACTACAATTATCGGGGAGACTGAAATAATTGGCAAAAATGAGCGCAGAGAAGTCACAGATGATACATTAAAAACATTAAAGCGGTTTGAAAAGGGTATGATTGACACAATTGGATACATGAATGATAATGGCATGTCATCTACTGCCCCAAGGTTTTTACATACGCTGAATGAACTTGAAATTGTTAGAACATTCCTTCCGACTAAAATTTCGGCCGGTCAAGTGCTGGACGCCGTCAAATTTATTATTGGGGTATGTGGGCTTAAATTGGAGCAAAAATCACTGGGTGTTATCACGAAGAAACTCAAAGATAAATACGGTGAACAGTTTGATGGCAAACAAGCAGCTACTCAATTCAAACTTCTGCTATCTTAAATGGAGAATCTTATCCTCAGACGCATTGCTGAACTTTCTGGCCATAAAATAGAGTTTAAATGTGAAGCAATATTGACTGGAACAGCATGGATTGGAGATATGCCAATCGATATTACAGTCTGTGGAGGACATGTAAAACTCAATGGGATAGGCGCATTTTCAGGAGATTCACTGAAATTATCAAAAAGCAAATGGAGAGGAAAAGGAAGATTCAAAGAATTGCGCCCTCATATTAACCAGACGTTGATAGAATTTGGGTTTAAACCAGAACTCTATCTTACTCCTTTATCGCCGGTCTGGAAGAGAAATTATAATTTAGTAGAAGACGAACGAGGTAACTGGAAAATAACACTTTAAGTTATGTATGATTATTTGAATTCAGCTATTATCAAATAACTATAAATAATAACATCAATTAAATAACGCGGGGAAAAAATGACAACAAAAAACTACGAAGTGAAAAAATATGCTGATGCCAAAGAATATTATTTGAATGGCAAATTACATCGTAAAGCTGGGCCCGCAATTGAATATGCTAATGGCGCCGAAGAATATTATTTGAATGGCAAATTGCATCGAGACAATGGTCCTGCTGTTAAATATGCTAATGGAAACAAATACTGGTATATTCACGACAAATTGCATCGAGACAATGGTCCTGCTGTTAAATATGCTAATGGCACTCAAGCATGGTATAAAAATGGCAAATTGCATAGAGACAATGGTCCTGCTGTTGAACATGCTGATGGTGATAAAAAATGGTATAAAAATGGTCAACTTCATCGTGAAGACGGTCCTGCCGTCGTGCACAATGATGGTACCAAAGAATGGCATCTAGATGGTAAACAGCATACCGAAGCAGAATTCAATGCAAAGATGAATACTGCAAAGTAATTGTCTGTTGCAGTCATCGAAAAGATATTCGGTTTAAAGTAAAGATTGTTAAATAATTGATTTATTTCGGCATTTGACATTTAATTGAGTCGTGATATAATGTATTCCTCAATTAAACAACACGGTGAAATACTCAAACATGATTAAATTCTATTCAAAAACTGGCCGATATTCTTATATCGTAGATGGCAAAACTCTTGCTACATCTAACGATAAGAAGAAACTCGAAGCAAAAATTCGAACACTCGGCAAGACTTCAGCAGCTGATGTGGATGATGATGTTTTGCTTGAAGTTAAAAAATCCGAATTTACTGTGGCTGAGCGGTTCGACTTCATGACCCAATTCACTAAACTCGCAGCTAAAGGTATTATCCCCAGCCTCGTGGTGACAGGTTCAGGCGGCCTCGGGAAGTCTTTTACCGTTTTAAATGCACTTCGAGATATGGGATTGACTGAAGATACAATCGGCACTATGGATGGTGACTTCGTGTTTGTGAAGGGTTATACTACTCCCCGCAACTTGTACACCACTCTCTTTCATGAAAACGGCAAGGTAATCGTTCTGGATGACCTCGATACAGCTTTTCGTGACCCGATTGGTGCAAGCATTTTAAAAGCTGCATTGGATTCTTCCGACCGCCGGATTATCTCCTGGGGGGCAGAATCAAAAGATGATGAGGTGCCTAGTCGTTTTGAATTCACTGGCAAAATTATTTTCATTTCTAATCTAGAATTGCATAAGTTCCCGCAGGCAATTCTGAGCCGTTCTATAGTATGCGACTTGACTCTCAATGTGGACGAGAAAATAGAACGAATTGCTCAGATTTTCGATGAAGATGAAAGGTTTGAGTCCGAGGATAAGATAGATGTGTTGAATTTTATCAGGAAGCATGTGAAAATGGCAAAAGATTTAAATATCAGAAGTGCCTTGAATATTCTCAAGATGAAAGTTGCACTTGGGGAAGACTGGGAACGGCCTTGTTTATATAACTTTTCTGTAAATGGATGACCTAACTGGGGCTAAGGCATCTTAGCCCCATTATCTTGATACCGTCGATGGGTGCATATCAACTCAAAACAATGAGACTGGTACAGCATCCTAGACTGTCTTTTAGATAAGTGATTGATTCATCAAGGTGTTTGACATTTAATTGTGTCGTGATATAATGTATTCCTCAATTAAACAACACGGGGAAATAAAATGCTTCCGAACGAAGTTAAGCTCTACGATAATGACGATAAAGAATGGTATCTGAATGGTAACCTCCATCGTGAAGACGGCCCTGCGGTTGAATCTGCAAATGGCGATAAAGAATGGTATCTGAACGGCCTGCTGGCCCGGCCTCGGCGGTCCTGCTGCTGAATTTGCCAATGGATGCAAATTCTGGTATCTGAACGGTAGGCGCCATCGTGAAGACGGTCCTGCTATTGAATCTGTTCTCGGAACCAAATATTGGTATCTGGATGATGTAGAATACACCGAAGCAGAATTCAATGCAAAGATGAAGACTGAAAAGTAATTGTCCGTTGCTGACATCGAACCGCTGCTTGGGTTTAAAGTGAAGATTGTTAAGTGATTGATTTATTTCGGCATTTGACATTTAATTGAGTCGTGGTATAATGTATACATCAATTAAACAATACGGAGAAATAAAATGAAAATATCGATGGATAACAAGGCTCACTTTTTTGTTGGATACTGCATTTCTATTACGGTGGCACTCGGCCTGATTGTGGGAGGCATCACAAGTATGCAGATGGCGGCACTCCTTGGACTGTTGGCGGCGGCGAACGTCGGGATACTCAAAGAAGTGTGGGATATCCTCCACCCTGCTAGCCGCCGGGCAGATTTACGGGATGAGGTCAGTACGTTATTAGGCGGCGCTCTTGCGGGTGTGGTAGTGACCGGAATGGCTATGATGGTTACTCCATGAACTTATTGACCGTACTCTCCCGCGGCGGCTTAGCCCCATTATCTTGACACAGTCGATATGCACCCATCAACTCAAAAACAACAAGAATGGTGCAGCATCCTAGACGGTCGTTTAGATAAATGCTTGATTCATTAAGGCATTTGACATTTAATTGAGTCGTGGTATAATGTATACATCAATTAAACAACACGGAGAAGAAAATGTTTACGAACGAAGTCGAGGTTCAGGTTAATGCTAATGGCGACAAACTCTGGTACTTGAATGGGGAACTTCATCGTGAAGACGGCCCTGCCATTGAAAAAGTTAATGGAGACAATTACTGGTACCTGAATGGTGAATTGCATCGTGAAGACGGCCCGGCGATTGAATATGCTAATGGGGACAAATACTGGGGTTTGAATGGACAATATCACCGTGAAGACGGCCCGGCGATTGAATATGCTAATGGAGACAAAATCTGGTATCTGAACGGTAAATGCCATCGTGAAGACGGCCCAGCGATTGAATATGCTGATGGTTACAAAAGTTGGTATCTGAACGGTAAATGCCATCGTGAAGACGGCCCAGCGATTGAATGTGCTAATGGGGACAAAAGTTGGTATCTGAACGGTAAATGCCATCGTGAAGACGGCCCGGCGATTGAATGTGCTAATGGGGACAAAATCTGGTATCTGAACGGTAAATGCCATCGTGAAGACGGCCCTGCAGTTGAATATATCAATGGAGATAAATTCTGGTATCTGAATGGTGTAAGATATACAGAAGCAGAATTCAATGCAAAGATGCATCCTGTAATAGATGTTTGACGTTTACATGATATTACCAATCTTATTAATCGAGCAAAAGAAGCACATATCGACATTCACGGTAATCTGATTTAAGGAAATATACATCATGCAAAATTTAATTCGCTGGCCTTCTATTGAGCAATTTCGTAATGTTGTAAAAAACGTACAGCATAAAGTTCGCTTCAGTGGGCTTGATGATAATGGGAATGCAATTTTCGATACATCTGCTAAGCTTCCTACACTGCATTTTGAGGGCACCGTAAAATTACACGGGACAAATTCCTCTGTTGCGCAGTCGCATGATGGCGATATGTGGTATCAATCCCGCGAAAATATCATCACACCAGAAAGAGATAATGCTGGATTTGCCATGTTTGCAATTGCGAACGAATTTGCGTTTCGAGATTTAATGTGTACAGCTAGATGTATTGCTCGCGATGCAATCGCAGATTCTCTGAAACAAGATATTGTTGTTTGGGGAGAATGGTGTGGGAAGGGCATCCAAAAAGGTGTTGCTATTTCTGAACTGCCAAAAATGTTTGTTATCTTTGGTGTGGCATTTGTTGACGAGGAAGGCAATAAGACATATTTTACACGTCAACAAATTGTTGATACAATCGATGGATGCCGTGAATATGTATTGAGGCCAACTGGAAAGATTCCTGAGGAATCTTGCATATATTGTATATATGACTTTCCTTGCTTTCAACTTGATATTGATTTTGAAAATCCTCATGCAGTCCAAAATAAACTCAATCAATTAACTCTATCAGTAGAAGAAGAATGCCCTGTTGGTGCGGCATTTGGTGTCAACGCGACAGGAGAGGGAATCGTTTGGAGATGCACCGACGAAAATTATAATAATTCTGGTTTTTGGTTCAAAGTAAAAGGAGAGAAACACAGCAATAGCAAAGTAAAAATACTCGCCACAATTGATGTAGAAAAAATTAATAATTTGAAGGATTTGGCTGCTAGACTTGCCCATAATGGGCGCCTTGAACAAGCTGCGCAAATTATATTTGACACGTTGAATGGCGGGGAAGTTGATATAAAGAAAACAGGCGACATGATTCGCTGGGTAATGTCTGATATTATAAAAGAAGATGTCAATATTATTGCAGCCTCTGGTTTTACATTCAAAGAACTCGGGCCGTCTGTTGCAAAGAGGGTACGAGATTTTGTCATGAAGAAAATGGAGATGTGAATGCCACTCGCTTCATCAGAGTATTCTATCACACGAAAATAATTTATAAGGGCAATTATGGAAAATTACAAATTCATCAAATCTGAATCAATGTATGACCCAGGAATGATTTTCTATCATCTTGAGAGAGATGCATTTGAAAAACAAATTGGCGGGGTTAGATTCATTGAAGTAACGGCCGATTTTAAAACAGCTCAATTTGTAAGAGCAGACAGTCTGAAACCTGTCGGATTTGTGATGAAACAATACTAATTTAGGAGAATTTGAAATGCAACGCAATTGTGTTTGTGGAAAGAAAGAAAAGCCTGCTGTAGTTACTGTACTCAGATATTATAGGCGCTGGGATGACAAGCACAATCAATATTCCTCATCCGGCGGCATGACTGCCATCTGTGAACTCAATTATGACACTATGACATTGACTTTTTACCCCTCGTTTTGCTCAGACAAAGATAACTTCTCAAAGCAGACTGGTGCAACCGTAGCAGCCGCTAATAAAGTAAGGAATATTGGATATGCATGTCCTTTGAATAGGAAACATTCTATTTTCGATAACATCATATACAATATCGATAACAATACCTTGCAACCTACCAGTACAGCAGCCAAGGCTAAAATGAAACACCTCTATAATTGGATTGATGAATGATGAAAACGCGAGAAGAACTTGAGGCACAATTCTTAAATGGAGAAAAGTTTTATATGATGGTCAATGACATCAGTATATCAAATCATATTCCATATATGGAATCTATCATGTATGTGTGTGATAATAATGGTATAGACCCTGAGGATTTGGTTAAATTGCAACTCATATCTCCTCTACTCAAATGCAAATTAGAGGAGGAATCTATTGCCGCTGGGTTATTGAAAGAAACATCTAAATTGCCAATATGAAATGCCTATTCAGCCATACAAATTTTATAAAATATACTCAGCAGTAAATTTACATTTTACTTCTTCTTATGATTTAAATAAATATAAGGGAAAGTCTAAAACGATTTCTAGTATTTCATTTGATAACAGAAGAGACAAACATAGATTTTCATATTTTGCTCGGCACATCGAATCATCTAAAGATGCTCTTAAATTCTGTGTCTTCAATTTTTTAGACAACACAGACTGGTTATATAATAATTATACTGAAGCAAATGATAAATACTTTGAGAAAATTAAATTTTATTCTACTTTCACTAAGAACATAACAAATGATTTTTCCACCATCCAAACAATTAGAGACAGTAAGACGGTATCGTTCAAGTCATTTTTTGAAGAAACTAGAACAGGAAACCCTCCGCCGATTCTTCAGTTATTTTGGGAAAATTCTATTAGTATTGAGTTCATTTGCCTCTGTAATATCACTTATCCTTATATGCGCAAGTTAAGTGACTCGATAGACCCATTAGTAAGAGAAGAAGTTAGAAAAATTTGCAATTATTCACCATTTGTGTTATCATTTAGGAAATAGAGAAGTGGACAAGAAATTTCATAAGAAACATTTTCAAGCCGAAGTAGAAGAAAAGTTAGCCAGGAAACAAAAGAAACAACGTTTGAATGAAATTCAGGAAGAAGAATCATTTGATTGTGAGGAAGATGAGGAACTTTATTTTCAAGTGAAACATCTATTGAAATGAATTTTAGTTGTAATTAAAGACGTGAGGTGCTGTTACCTCCGAGTACATTATGATATTGTGATTTTTTAACAGGTTGGCACGTATGACGATAAGTCGAGAAGCCGTTTAAATAAAGGAAATAAAATGTCAAATTCAGCAATGAACAAACTCCTAGCAGCAGTCCAAAAAGCAAAAACCAATTCTTCCTTTGATAGAACAGATGAATTCTTCTATTATCCAACTCGAGACGCCGCCGGTAATGGTTCAGCTGTTATCCGATTCCTACCTGCAGCTAACGAAGAAGATGTTCCATTTGTTAAGTTGTATACCCATGGTTTTCAAGGACCGAACGGTAAATGGTTGATTGATAATTGCCTTACTTCAATCGATGAGGAATGCCCAGTATGTATTGAAAATGGTAAGTTATATGCTTCGATGTCGAAGGATGATGCTAGAAAGTACGGGATGAATCGCAAAACATCATATATCGCTCGTATTCTTGTCATCGAAGATAAGAAGAACCAAGAGCACGAAGGTAAAGTATATCTTTACAAATTCGGCACAAAGGTATTCGATATGATTGCAGATGCATTGCAACCAGTTGATGAGGACGATGCGAAATATAATGTATTTGGTGTAGAAGGCGATGAAAACAATTGGCCAAACTTCAAGCTTCGAATTCGTAAGGTAGATGGGCAGGTTAATTATGGAAAGTCAACGTTTGAAGCTGGCGGTGATATTGATGTCGATTTCATGGCGCAGTATACGGCAGAAAATGACCCACAGAAATTTATCCAGAAGGATCAATTTAAATCTGCTGATGCATTGCGAAAACGTCTTGCTTTTGTCTTGGTAAAAGCGCCTGAAGTAGATGATAGGGCAAATGAAGAAGTCGAGGATACACAAAAAGTAGTAAAAGAAGCAAAAGTAGCTACTAAGCGAGTTGAAGTATCAACAGATGATGATACAGATGATGTGATGAATCTGATTCGAAGTCTATCTGAAAAAGCGGATTAAGCAAATTTAGCTCTCGTTTTCAAGAATAGTGAAATACTATTATCTTGATTTCGAGGGCTATCTTTTTGTCTGTTATTATCATTAGCGACAG